AGCAGGGGTAAGAACGAGATTAAGTCACAACTAATCCCACTTTAATACATTAAAGCATGAAAGTATTCTTGTTCATATTTTATTCATAATTTGTTAATAAATCGTTTACAATTTGTTCACAGTTTGTTAACACATTTCGTGCCGGGGTATGCTATAATATAGACAGAAAAAAGGAAAGGAAGTAAAAAACAAATGAAAAGAATAATTTATGAAGTATGGGCAAAGACCTACAGCGAAGAATTACAAGATACGATAATGGTTATCAAAGCAAGATTTTACAAGATAACAGATGCTCAGTTGTTCGTGAAAGCCTACGAAGACGCTTATATGATGAAAGCTGTGATAGTTGAAACGGAAACTTTCTAAACAGTCGAAACGGGCACAAAAGCCCGTCTGCAACGGTTGGCGGCGTTGCACTGATGATGACACGCCAGAAAGGAAAATGCAAAATGAAAACGAAGATAACGAAAAAAGCAATCATGAGTGCATATCGCAACGCCATCAAAGTCGGCTATTGCGACATGCAAGACGCTTTAAAATGGCGCGAACCGAATTTCTACACCGCGGGCGTATACGGCTGGAACGCTGACGTTTATGTGATTGACAATGATACCGTAATCGTAACGGGTTACAGACCGTTCGGAAACACGGAAATTCCGCGGGAAGTCATAGACACGCTGAACAAGTGCGCGGAAAGCATAACGCACTATTGTGAATACGACACGGCGAAAATTTATTTAAAAAACAACCTCGATGAGTTAGTTAGCGGAATAGAAAATGATTTCGATAGTTACACATTTGCAAGCGCAGACGAATACTTTGAAATCAAAAGAAAGTAAAATGTTCACAAACATTAAGTACAATATAATCAGAAAAAAGGAAAGGAAGTAAAACAAAATGAAACACAAAATTACAATGAGCACTTTCAAAGCTATTATGAAAAGACTGGAAGAAGGCCCGGAGTTCCGTATATTTACAATAGGCGGTTACACCTATACAGTGTCGGACACGTCATATAGTATAAAGCGCTTTGCGAACGAAAATTTCTTTGATGCTTGCAACGGGGAGGTTGTAGCAAGGTACAATATTGAGAAACAAAATGGGAGAGAGTCTAAGCCGAAACGGGCGCAAGCCCGTCCACGTGAGACGGCCTACACGTGCTGACAAGGCAGGCCAGAAAGGAAAGATAAACATGCAACACGGTTTAGAGAACACAAGAAAAGTAAAAATTAAGTGGAACGTGACCGATACAAAGTACGACACTTTCTACTATCCCGTGCCGTTGCTTTACGGTAACCGGGTAGCAACGAAAGACGGTCAAGCGTTCACACCGCAGGAAATTTACGAAGCGGAAGAAAACATAATGCTATATCTTCCAGACGAAATGCTTAAAAAGTACGGGAAAGAGCTTAACGACTGGAAAGAAACTGCAAGGCTTGCAAAAAACATAATCCTTGAGGGCTACGCGTCAGAACTCGACGAGGGAGACGAGAACTTTATAATGCAAGCGTTTTATGAAAGAGGGTATCTTGAATGAAACCAAGCTTGACAGACCTATTCAAAGCAAACCTTGTAAAGCCCGCATGGGCGGACAACGCCAAGGAAACCGAAATACCGTTTGCAGTACATGCAATAGATAGTTGCATAGGCACAAATTGGAGAAAGGACGGAAGCAACGATGAACAGTTATTTAGTGACAGTGACCGTAGCAGACCCGGACACGGGCAAATATAACATCGAGATACCCGTACAGGCAAAGACAGCGGCACACGCAAAACGCATAGCGCACAAAGCCGCAAGGCAGATGGGCGCTTGCTATATTACAGATTTGACGGCAGAAAGGAGGTATGAAGATGAACGTTAAGCGTGGCAGGGATTTAGCATATGACACATTGCAAATGCTTAATGCTTTACAGGTGAAAACGCAAATATGCGCGCGTTTTGGTCCAAATTGTTATGCGTGTCCATTAGCAAGTTAGGAGTTTTCGAGCGCTTTACTTGCCTTGATATTGATAATCTCATAAGGCGTTTGGAGTTGATTTATAGGGTGGTAGAACAATGATTATTGTGTTATGTTTCAGTATAATCGCGGCTACGTTGCTTTGTGGGCTTGCCCAACTGCTTGAATGGATTGACCGTACATACAACGATTACAAGCTGCTTAAGACAGTAAAAAGGTGGATGAAGCTATGAAGAAAAGAGCATATTTGATAGCGTCCGTCGAAGAATACGGAAAACTAATTGCATTTTGCACGGATATTCATAGTACAAGAGTATACTTGAATAAAAAGATAAAGGAGCGTGAAACACTTGAATTACATCGAGATACGCAAGAAAGTAAATGAAACAACCCCGCGCGGCGCATACAGAAGCGCCGTAAAGCTATACGCAATAGACATTTTAAACCGATTAGGCGACGCAGAAGCGCCGGACACATTGGCAGAACTCCACGCTGAACTGCTTGACGGTTGCTTAAACTGGATTGAATACAGCTATTGTGGCAAGGCGCTTGCAGATAGCTACAGCATAGCGGGACGCACTTGCAGTCCTACGACGTTAAAGCGTTTACACGCAGGTGCAAAACAACCCGTGGGTTTTGGCACGTGGCTTGATTATCAAGCAAGCGCCCTAAAGCAAGCCGAAAAGCTGATAATACAAAAATATTGTGAGGTCAAGAATGAGTGTAAAAGTAAATAATATAGATGATATAGCCTTTATTTTTAGCTTTAAAGAAATTGCGAAACGCGCAAAAGTTTGGCAAGAGACGTTAGAGTGTGCTTGCAATTTGTTCGAACATGAATTTGGCTGTGTAAATTGTCCATTGGTGTTATATTGTTCTGACACGCATCAAATGATGGATGATATAAACGACATTGTTTATAGCGAACAAAAGGAGGTCAAAAATGAAAGCAACAGTTGAAAATCGTCAAATAAAATTTGACTTTGAGAATTACAACGAACAGCTTACATTTGTCAGGGCATTAAATATGGCATTTACTTATTGTTGTAGCGAGCACGATAGTAAATGTGAAACGTGCCCGTTATCAAAAGTCGTAGACGAAATCGGAACGGATTTATGCACCAATGTGAATAATATGCTTTTTATCCGGTCTTAAACAAAACAAAAGGCTCGAATACCTATACGGTACTCGAGCCATTGTATTACAGATTATTTATACAGACCATTCGCCCGACGCGGCAAACCAATTAGGAGGATATACTTGTTTTGTGGCGACGGCAGAAAACAACGCAGAATTGTCGGAAACAAAACCAACAGAACCGTTGTTTTTGAAAAACAGTTGTGCGAATCCGCCCTGGTCACTATTCGCAAACTTCGCGGGAACCCACAATAAGCCCGTGATAAGTTTATCATTAGTTGGTGCGCCGTTGTTGCTATCACCGTCTGCGGAAACATAAGATGTTCGCGGCATAAGCTCGAATTTAATACAGTTGTCTTCCGTCGTAGCGCCAAGCAACGTTGTAATCTCGCGTGCATCGTCAAAAGTAATGTGTAACCGTTCGCGCCAGTTACCCGACACCGAAACGGAACTATCCTGCCCGTATACACGTATAACACCATAGCAAATAACGCTATTATCCGTGGAGGAAGGAAACGAAAGCATATCCAAAACAGCCTTTTTATAATACGATGTGCCCTGAAGTGTAAAAGACTTATAATCAAACTTAGGATATGTTTTAACCATGTTTTCGAGAGTGGTCACGCGGGTGGTTAACGAGCGAATGTTGGAATTTATGTTGGAGATTTGTCCGTCAACGTCTGTTTTCCACTGGTTGTATAGTTCGGTAAATTCCGTTTTCCACGCGTTAAACTCGTTGTATGTGGACGTGGTGTACGTGTTGAACATCTGCTCAATACGTGTGTTAGCATTGGTTACGAAATCGTTAAATTTTTTGTTTAAATTATTTGTAGTATTTTTCTCGTACTCGCTGAACCACTGCTGTAAGGTGGTGTTCGTATCATTTTTATACTGTTCAAACTTATTCCAAAGTTCTTTCGTAAGGTCGTCGAAGTGCTGTTCCATGTGCGCTTCAAACCTTGCGATTTCAGCGTTAACCCATTCTTGCAAGTCTTTGTATGCTTTGTGTAAAGCATCGATATTATCCTGCATCTTCTCGAGTTCTTCAAGCATCTTATTAAGGAACGCGGCAAGCTTACACAGCACTTCATAATAGCTTAAACTCTGGTCGTAGACAGCAGGGAGAACTTTCTGACACCAAAAGCGCAGATACGGAATGCCGTCATACTTTTTTAAAATAGGGTCAAAGTTAGCGGGTGTGAATTTGTTATCGTTCGGCATACTTTACCACCTTTCTTTATTCCCACAAACCAAAGAACAAATCTTCGAGTTCGTGCAATACCATGTTGTCAACACTCTCATAATTCTTATACATTTTAGTCATTTCGGAGAAATACGCGTCTCCACTGCTACGACCTGTATAAGTATATTCCGTGTTGCGTTTACCGTCCTGTGTGCTTTGTGCTGTGCCGTCGGTTGAAGCTTCGCTCGTTGTCTTTGTTGCGCTTGTTAGATACTTGTCAGTGTCTAACCCCTCAACACCACCTTGCGGCGTTTCGTTGAACTTGTTCCAACCTGTGCTTTGACTTTCGCCGTGTGACGTGCCGTTGTCGGCAGTGTGCGAAGTATCTTCGCCCACTGTGGTATGTTTGATATTATCAAACGGGTTCGCAAGTTCCTCTTGCTTGTACAGCATGTTGTACTTCGGCATAATCGCGACGAGCCGTTCCCGAAGATGCAGTTTCCAGAGCGCATACGTTTCATACGCTATTTCACGCGTATAGTAGTGGAGAAGAATAAGTTTGCACAGGTGTTCACGATAGCTTTCTTTCCAGATAGGAAAGTCAAAATCGAAAATGTGTTCGTACCCTGCTTGCAAAGCTTTCTCAACGTCACCATAGCCGCTGTGTTCGTACTCACCCTGCCAGTTCAATTCAGGAACAAAACTTTCGCAAATCCAACGGACTTCTGTTGTAAATTTACTCACTTGTTTTCTTCCTTTCTTCCCTTTTCTTCGGTCTGCTTCTGATACATCACGTCGTCCGCATCTTCCAAAATCAAACGGTCATCATAGTCTTCCTTGTACTCACACCACACGTTAAGTCCGAACAAACTATTGATTTTTTCACAAGCCTTTTGCCGTTCATTCAAGCGGTTATATCTTGCCGCGATAGTGCCGCCCATGTTGCGCGACACTTCATCTGTAATCAAGCGCTCTTTTTTCTGCAAGGACGTATTTGAAATACCAAGATATGTTAAAGCTTCATTGAAAATCTGTGTTTTGATTTCATACAATTTGTCTGCAACGTATGGTGCATCTGTCTTTAACACCGTAAAGTCATTGATAGATAAATTCTTGTCACCGAAAATGAACGGCTGATTTCCGTCATACTTCATGTACAAGTTTTTCATCGTCAGACGTTTGCTTTCATCTGCCAAAATCAAAATCGGAGTTTTCTGTGCGTTGACATTTATGTCGATAATTTCATCAATCTTTCCGAGCCTGTCCGCGAATGCTACTAACTGCATTAGGGACGGTGTGCGGAGATAATTGTTATAAATCATCACGCCTGTTTTCTGCGTCAATGGGTATCTATAATTGTTATACAAGCTACGTGCGGTAAACTGTAACGGCTGTCCATACACGTCGTACCCGCGTGTGTTGACCTTTACGGGCAGTGTCATGTACATGTCAAGCGCGTCATCTTTGAAGAACACCGCGCGTCCGTTGCCCAGTAACGCAAGTTCGAGCGTTCGCACGTCGCAGGTTTCCGGCAGTCCTGTCCAGTCAAACATGGACGCGGAAAGTTCAACGAGCCTTGCAAGGTATAAATCGTTATTTAGGCGGTTTTCAAACGCGGTACTCCAAAACATGCGGTCTTGCGTACCGCCGTAATGCTTTGCCCTCAAACTGCTTGCCATACTTTATCACCTCTTTTAAATTGAATTGTCAAGCGTATAATTGCCGACTTCATCGCCGTTTTTCCAGAATGTAATACCGTTATCGTAAATTTTACAAATCATTTCTTCATCATCTCCGGGGCAATTCGCGTTAATGGTGCAAGCGTTAGTCCGGGTATATGTCCAGTGTGGGCGAACATTGCGGTTTGGGATTTTAACCTCATTACACTTATACCCCCATCTGTCAAAGTAACCATCAATGATTTTAGCATACTCGGCTTTACAACACATACTATAAAACGTGGGTCTTAAATTATCCGTAGCAGCTGTAACGCTTGTAGCATTACTTAACCCATATGCTGTGTCGGGAACTTCTGCCAAGTCCGCTTGCTTTGCTAACTGTTCCGCTTCAATTTGCATACTATCTATAGTTGTAGTTACGCCTGTACCCAAAACAGAAGCCGCGCCCGACAAAGCTAATGCAACGTTACCTGTAGCGATACCCGCCGCCGCGTTTGTCACACCGCCCACAGCACCTTTGACAGCATTATAAATAGGTGTTGAACGTTGATACGCTAAGCTGTTAGAGTTTAACGCCAAATACGCGGCAAGGGCGTCGCCTAAAAACGGTAACATCGGATAACCCGAAATAGTGACAGCTTCATCCATAAATTCGTCTTTAAATTTGTACTTTTGCGGTACAACAACAACTTGCGGATTATTGAAACCAGTGCCGTATGCTTTGAAAGTAACGCTATTTGTTAACTTGTCCGCGTCACTTTGCTGAAAATCTTCAAAGCGGTAATCTTGTACGCTTCCGCTTTGGTTTGAAAGACGCAAGAAGTTATAAGGGTAACAGAAAAGTTTTTTGTTTCGTGGTTTATACCCGTTTATATCATCTGTGTTTCGTAGTACGTGTATCCCAAGTTCTGCGGGTTCTTGCGGCGGTGTCCCGCCGTGTATGGACAAAGTGTAATCAGGGTCACACATAAAAACGGGTAGAGTGTAAACAGACTGTAAAGCACTCTGTTTACCCGCGCGTAAATAGTAATCCAAATCTGCCATAACGCCCAGATTATCGACACCCGTGACAACGTTATTAGTTTGTATTTGTTTACTACATCCAACATACATGTTACAGGGCACACCATAAGCCCTTGTTTGTATTTTTGTAGGGTCACCCATAGTTTCAGCTTTTTCCGAAGCTGTGTATATAACGCCTTTCGGTGAAAATAAAACGTTGTCTTCCCACTGTATCCTATTTACAATAGGTTCACCATAACCGATATTCTCGGGAACAGTGTGCGTAAAAATCGTATCATCTGCAACATGTTCACGGTCAACAAAACATGCTTGTAACGTGTAATCAAAAAACCATGTCTGCATAACATCAAGGGTAAATGTGACTTCGCAAGTGACGTTGTTTACAAACTCTACGCTGTCAATAAACGCGTAAAACCATTTGTTGTTATAAGCGGTATTTTGATACATGATATAATTGCAATTATACAATTCATCTGCGGAACACTCCACACGCATCCACCCGCGTTTTTCACGCTGATATGAAACACCCGTAAAAGTCTTTTTTACGTGCTTTTTAAAATAGTTATACTGCGCGTTAGCATCATCAAAATAAATTGTGTGCTGATAGTTCTTGTTGATTGGAATACCGCTTAAAATAAATACGGTGCTGTTTGGCACAATGTACATAATATTATACACCTCTTATATAAGTCTTAACCCTCTGTTTCCAGAGGGCTTGACTTACATTGAATTAGTTTACTGTACGGTAATCACGCATTTACCGCTCTTTGTTGTATCGAACTTAGAGGTCGCAGTGATGTTTGCCTTGTCGCTTGCAGTAGGGTCAACCTTAACAACGCCGGATGCAGACACCGTAACGAGCGGGTTGTCACTTGTCCATGTAACCGCCTGCGGCGCAAAGTTGGTCGTTGCGACTTTCGCGGTCAAGGTAAGCACCTGACCCCTGGACACCGTAGCCGTATCTGGAGATACCGTAACGTCTGTGACGGTCGGGGTGTTTGGGATAAACGCGATAGCGTTCGCGAACGGGGAGACGCTGAACAGCTTCCACACATGAAGATAGTGGTTCCAGTAAAGGCCCTGTACGTTCTCGAGGTCGCGGAACTGCTGAAGCTTATCGTAAATCACGAAATAGTCACGGTCAACAAGGACGGCGGGAATTTCGTTGAGCGCTTCGAGTTCGTCCGGGCTGTACTCATAGTAGTTCGGGTCACCCTTAAAGAGTTCCGCAAGGCGCTTTACGTTGAGTTTACCGAAACCATCGACAAGAACGATATGACCGAGAAGTTCGGCTTCGGACATGTTGAACGCACGCGCAAGGTTCTTGACACTCTGGCTTGCATCAAACGCGGTGTTGATGATGATATACTGGTCATCACGCAGGGTGTGCGTGGTCACACCTGCAAGGTTATATTCGTCCGACATAAACAGCAAGTCATTAGACGCTTTACGCATTGCAACGGTTGCGTCATCAATGTTGCTTGTGTTGATTGTCTGTACGCTAATCTGACCGCGGGAGAGGTTACGCGCAAGCATGTATTTCATGACGAGGAATTCGTCATTTTCCATAGCGGTGTAAAGCTGTTCTGTAATCTTCGCGACGAGATTATACACACCGTCTTCGGAGAGGAACGCAAGGCGCAAATCCTGTTCTTCGGTCGTGGTCTTGTAGAACTTCTGGAAGTTCATCACATGGAACGCGGACTGTACGTCCGGGATTTCACGCTTGAACAGTTCGTTTTCCGCAACCGCGGGGTCATACTGGAACGGGCGCGCCATAGCCACAAACACTTCTTCAACCGTTTCGCCGAAGTCAAGGAAACCTTTCTTGAACATCGCCCACGGGTTAGAGTAGGACTTAGACGTGATAATGACTTTGCCGATACGGTTTACGAGTGCGGAAAGAAACTCATTCTGGAGCGCGGGCATGTCCATAATGATTGCGCCGATTTCACGGATGCTGTCTGCATCCGGGGTCACAACCGGGACATAGTTACGGTAATTGATAGACGCGGAATTGCGGATTGCATTCAGCACGTCTGCGGAACTGTTTGTAAGCGTTCTTACTTTCGGCTTAGTTGCCATTGAAAATCATCCTTTCTTATTTGAATAAATCATTGAACGTGATATGTTCTGCACGTTCGGTTGCGTCTACCCCATACGGGGACTGCGTTTCGGGTTCGTCGGATTTACTGTTTTCCGGCTTGCCCTCAAAGAAACGGCTTGTATATTTTTCGCGCCATTCTTTATCCTTTTTTGCTGTTGCTTCTTCTGCCGCGGTCAGTCTGGTGCTAAAATCGTTAAACGTGTCCGCAACGTCTTCTGCAATTTCTAACATTCTATCGGGTGTAAAGTCACCCGACGCAAACATTTCCTTAAACTGTTCGAGGTTTTTTACTGCCATTTTAAATCATTCTCTTTCTATAGCCAAGGCACATCATCCATATAGGCATGGATTTTCGTTTCGTTGGTGTAGGTGGTGTTGGTGGTGTGTCGGGGTCATATTGTCCAAGGTAGTTATACCAATATCGCGCCGCTTTTTGACGGTCTGCACGTGTTGCTTCCGGGTCTGCCGGACGTTCGTATGTGTCGAGAAACACACTTGCAAGGTATTCAGGAGACTGTGTAGAAGCTTTAAATTCCGCGTAACTCATGTTATACGGGCTGACAGGATACCACAGGTTTGTGGCGTTACTTAAAAAGTAACATTGCGCTGTACCGTCATCAGGACTGCCCATCACGTCGCTAAAGTGTGGCGCATACCCGGGGGACGACTTTGCAATATCTGCGTCAATATACTTTTGAGGTGGAGTAAATTGTACCAAACCATAACCAATATCGTCCTTTCTATAATCCGTTGACGGGAGGGGTTCATCCCAACCCCACCGCCACGGATTGTAACCGCTTTCCCATTCCATGTTGCCAAGGACGGCAGAGACGGCGTTTAATGTCCACCCGAGTGACTGAACCAAAGCCTTGTAAATCATGATAGCGTTGTCTTGCGCTTCTGAACTCTCACGGGAGTAGCCGTACAAGTTTTTTGCGTGCCATGTCGCGTCGGGTAAAGGTGGTTTCGGTTGCGGTGTACTTGCGTCCCACGTAACGTTATACGTGCCTACACCGTTAGGTATACGCAAGATACTTGACGGGTCTTTTCGGTAAGCTGTTGTTTGTCCGCCGTCCCAGTATTCCCAGTGAGTGTGTGTTCCCGTGACGTTACCTGTCTGACCTTGCGTCCCGATAAACTGACCTTGTGCAATGCTGTCACCCTCTGACCAAATCTGTGACGCAAAGTGTGCCGCAAGCCAATACTTGTTCGGTTCAAACTCCACAAGTATCATGTTGCCCCACGACATATTGCCCGTTATGGTACTGCCGTCCCACACCTGCGCCCATACAACCTTTCCGGCTAAAGGCGCATACGCTTTGTAGTTGTCATGCACGGTATCAATGCCGCCATGTTCACCGCCGCCGTCGTAGTACGGATAACCCGCACTTTCATAGATTGTCTTTTGGTCTGTTATACATTGCTTATAGGTTGCCATGTTAAATCAAGCTTTCAATTTCGTTTGCAAGAACTTCAATCTGTTCAAGCTTTGTTCGGATTAAATCCTTGTTGTCACTTTTCTTTTTGTAGCCATTTAGCCCTTTTGCTTTGATATGTGACGGGTAGTCATAATACGCGTAATCTGCATCCACTCTACCCGATACACCGTTTACGGTGTGACTGTTTGTGTACTGCCAGATACCCGCGTTTTCGTATTGACAAACGTCGTTCCACTGTGCACACCAAACGGCGTACCTTGACAATTTTGTCATGTCAAGATGGTCTGAAAGGTAATACAAAGAGGCGTAAATCCCTACCCAGTAGCCGTTGCTTTCCACTGTGCTGAGTATTTTAGCCGCGATGTCACTGTATTTTGTTTTACCAAGCTTTCTTGCAATGCTGTCTTCCTCCATGTCGATATACACCGGGTAATCAAACTGTTTTCCCCTTAAAGCTTTGATAAAGCTTGCGGCTTCGTCTGCCGCCATGTCGGCGTTTTCGGCGTAACTGTACCAATATGCACCCACGCCAAGTCCTGCGGCTTTTGCCTTTTTGTAGTATTCCTCAAACCTTGCGTCGTACTGTTCAGGGTATCGGTTTGCACTGCCGTAACCGGCGCGGAGAAGAACGAAGTCAATGCCGGAGGCTTTGAGTTTGTCAAAGTTGACTGTGCCTTGATGTTCGGAGAGGTCGACACCATTTGAAAAGATTTTTGCGCACATTGTTATCCACCTACCTTGTTTTCGAGAGTTGTAACTCTTGCTTTGAGATTATTTACTTCTGTACCAAGTTTTGACGTCGCAATCTCTGCCTTGTTTATTCTGCTAAGTGCGTAATCTCTAAAATCTACAAATTCGGCATGATTTAGTGCAAGCAAATAATTTTCATAATTATAAGGCGCTTCCATGATGTCAAACACCAAATCGTTTTGAATAATACGATTCCTGACCCGCATTCTTATATATGCTTTTTTAATACCCGTTGTCCCTCGTGGGAGGGTTAGTAAATAAGCCTCGTTGTACTGAACTAAGGGACCCTGTACATGAATAGGTTCCACTGTAACGCCCTCGTTAGTTTCGATAAAAATTTTTAAAGGGTATATCACACCCTTTGCGAAAACATACGCTATACAAGGTATGACGGTATAGGTGTCAATTCCAATTTGCTGTGTAACGGGTTCGTAAATAGGTATCTTAATTACATTTTTACAATGTATTATAGGTGCACCCCCTCTATGCTCTTTGTCTGCGTCCTCATACAAACTGTAAACGGTTTGAATACTGTAGACGGAATGGTTTTTTAGTTCCGCAGGTGCTGGCATTACTCGTCACCCTCTTTCTCTACGCCCATTCTGTCACAAAGCTTTTGCATAATGAGCGTGTTATTATTGAGTGCATCTGTTAGCTTCTGTACTTCGTTTCGGTGTGTCTCCTCCAATTTGTTGATATACCAAAAGCAAATCAAGCAAACGGCAATAGGGAAACCAAGAGAGGAAACAACCTGCACAATAGCGGTTACGTCCATAAAGTTTCAATCCTTTCTGTTGTATTTACCACCTTTTATACTTATAGTATACCACAAAAGGGTTGACTTGTCAATATACTTGTGGTATAATTTAATTAGATAATAATACACGGAGTTGAAATATAATGCCAAAATCGAATTATTACGACGGAACAAAGCTATTGTCATTAAAGGATATAAACGGCAAAACACCCGAGGTGTTCATGTGTACCTCTAACCGTAGCGCAGGTAAAACAACCTATTTTAATAGACTTGTGGTAAACAGGTTTATTAAACGTGGAGAAAAGTTCGCGTTGCTGTATCGCTTCAACTATGAGTTAGACGGCTGTGACGAAAAGTTCTTCAAGGATATAAAAGAATTATTCTTCCCCGAATACGATATGACCGCCGCAAAGAAGATGAAAGGCATATACCAAGAGTTGTACCTAAACGAAGAACCGTGCGGCTACGCAATTTCCATCAATTCAGCCGACCAATTAAAGCGCAATTCACATTTGTTCAGTGACATTGACAATATTATATTCGACGAGTTTCAATCCGAGCAGAACCACTACTGCGACAAAGAGGTTGAAAAGTTTATCTCTATTCACAATTCTATTGCGCGTGGACGTAGCAAGCAATCCCGCTACGTGCCCGTATATATGATTTCCAACCCTGTAACGATACTCAACCCCTATTATGTTGCAATGGATATTTCAACACGACTTCAAAAGGACACGCATTTCTTGCGTGGTGACGGGTTTGTTCTTGAGCAGGGGTACAACGAAACGGCGGCGAAAGCTTTAAAATCAAGTGCTTTTAACCGTGCGTTCGGGTCAAGTGATTATATCGCGTACAGCGCCGAGGGCGTGTATTTACAAGATGACCTCTCATTTGTCGATACTCCGACGGGACGCGGAAAGTATGTCGCAACGATACGTTATGCGGGTATTGACTATGGCGTTCGAGAATATCCTGAATTGGGTATAGTGTTCTGTGACAAAAGCGTCGATTATCAATATCCACTCAAAATCACAGTGGACACCGCAGACCATAAGTTAAATTATGTTATGGTATCAAGTAACTTTATTCTCATTCAAAAGCTACGGTATTATTTCGAACATGGTTGTATGCGGTTCAAAGACCTGCAAGCGAAAGAAGCAATACTAAAGGCGCTTTCATTCTAATTTGTATTCTGCGTTCGTTCTGCACATCGACCTGCACGGGTGACACGGTTGAAAGATGCCGCCGTGACAAGGCTATGAACGGTCAATTCCTTTGTGTAGACGTGCGTTTAAGAATAACAAAATCCCTTAGAGTTTTCATGCTCTAAGGGATTTTACTTTCAGTGCATTTCAAATGTCGTGTCAGCTAAGATAACACCACCTTTAATGCGCTTTTGTGAAAGCTTACCCGGTATCATAATGCCGGGTACAAAGTCGGATATGCTACGGGGTTCACGAATAAATTCAAGTTCTTCGGGTGTGTAGTTTTCTGAGTTCTTCTCTGTGTCGTAATCCTGCTCTACGGAATGTATAAACAGTTGTTTAACGGTTTTGTTTGCACCCGCGCATGTCACTATATAATGCGGAGTTTCAATCGGTTCGCCGTCCTCATGCGTTACGTGTTCAATGTAGGTTTTCTGACGCGTGAAAAATCCAACGTCCCAGTTTGTTTCATTCTTCCAGCAACAATAATTTCGAGGGTGTAGCGTAACACCTTTTATCTTGTCCAACGGTAAGTCGAGATGCAAGCTGTCTGTGTCTGCGTAGATAAATCCGGGGTTATTGACACCATAATAATTCTGCTGTGCGGCAGTAATTGTAAAGTTTCGTGCGTAACTGGTAATAGCCGCGCCACATGCTATGTAACCCGGTGTCTTTTCGTTTTCCGCAACGGTAAAGAAACCTATCACGCCGTTAGGTTTGAGCATAGCAACCTTGTATGAACTAATTGTAGATGCCGCTTGTTTCCCGTATAAGTTGTTACTGTATAATTTTGCCACTGTTCTAATACCTTTGTTTGGAGCGTTGATTTTCATTTCACGATATTTGTTCAAGTATTTGTCATAGATGCCTTGTTGCGCTTCAAAATAACAACCGTCCAATATTTCAGGGTCAATTACAATGTAATGCTTTTTAAACAGTTCGTAATCGGTCATAGTCATTGTCATGGTCACGTATGTGTCGTGCTTCTTCCCACATTGGTCTACCCATTCTGACACGTATCGCTTTTGGTTTTCGTCCCATACATCAGACGTAGTTAAACTTTCGTTTTGTCTGTAATGCAGATTTTTCTTTAGCTGAATAAAAGGGAGATAGCCGACCTTTAGTCTAAAACGACAACGTAGACGCACAAAATAATATATACCTGTCAAAGGGTTATGTGACTTTAACCGTTCCTGTCTTTCCGCTTCGACTGCCTTTAAACCCCCTGCACCGCTGAAAAATGCAGGTAAACCAATGGGGTAATAGTTGCCACTGTCACTATGCATCATGGACGGGTATAGGGAGTTTACATCAAGCGTCAAACCGTTTTTATGTACCTTGCATTGCTTGCCTTGTACGACGTGACACCACCCGCCACGGTATGCCCTGCGTATGTATTCATCCGCGTTTGTAGCGCCGTAGCGTTCGGGGTCAAGCGGAATGTCGTAAAGGTTTGGGAACATGTCTTGATAAACAAAACGGTTGTAGCCAGACTTAAACTCACTCATGCAACACGCGCCGATAGTTAATTTCTTGTGACCGTCTGCAAACATAAATTCAATCGCTTCTTTTACAACAAGCACGTCGTTCTTGATATAGTGTTCTTCATCAGGGGTAATGTTATACCCTGCGTGACGTTCACCCTTGTATTCAATCGTGCTCTTACGGTGTTTGGTGTTAAAGCTTGTTCCCATGTCTGCGACGGAGAGGGGGATAAGCTTGTAACTGTCACGGAACTCTATAAGGCTTCTATGGGTTTTAACAGTCATTGTATACCATTGTCCCATGTCGGATATGTTGTATTTAAAAGTGTTAGGTTGCATGTCGTTTGTTTCGTAAAACATAGTGTGTTCAACTTTGCCGTCGGGTGTGTAGGTTGCTTGTGCGTAGTCATCGCGCTTCAATAGGTAATCAAGAATGTAGGAAAAGTCAAAAGCGCCATTGTGAAAGTACACAATGTTCTTGCCTTTTAACTGCTCTACCCAGTCCCAGTATTTATCTATTGAGTTTACAACGAGTACGTCTTCTGTATGTATTTTAACACATGCCGCCGCCCAGACTTCCGTGTCGGTTTGCCCGTCGTATACGCTTGTCTCAAAATCACATACGTAATAATTCATGCTTGCACGTCTCCAAACGCTTCATTTAGTTTCATCATTTCTTCTACACCCGCTTCGCGGTGTTCGTAAAAGTTGCCTAACCAACGTCCCGCCGCGTTAACGTCGTTCGCTTCCTGTGACGTTAATGTTCCTGCGGCAACACCGATTTCATTCAGCATGTACGCGAATACGGTGTCACCCTCATTTTTGCCGTAACGGTTTTGCAGGTGGTTACGTTCTTCCTTTAGGTTATCTAATATATATTCCATACCTGCATGTTTCTTTTTGTCTGTTACCCACCGCGCGTTCGCTTCAACAAAATATGCAAACGCGAGGTCAGCTTCGTTGATATTCGCTATAGGTGCATTGTTAAGTGAAAGAACTATATTGCTTTCAACACCTGTTGAACTTGTAACCGTAAATTGCGTGAAGCCTAACTTGTTAAACTGCGCTCTTGCGTCTTTGGGTATGTCGGCAAACGAAATAGCTTCACCGTTCTGTGCTTCTGCGTATAACGCAGTGTCCGTAATGTCTTTAAGTTCTTGTTTTAATTTATCAAGCATTTTCTTTGTTATTCTTTCGGGACGTTCAAAAGCGCTAAATAAATCTTTAGCCTTGTACTGTGACTTATAGCCTTTTCTTAAATAACGGTTAAAGCGTTGCTTTGCGTTTGTAAATAAACGTTCGAATTCGGCCTGATTAGGTGTCAGTTTTTTTGATGATTTTTTAGCCATATTTTACCCTCTTTTCTATTGACAAAATAATACCGTTGTGGTATAATAAAGTGTAAAGATAAAAAGAACCGATGACGAATTTTTTTTTTCGTCATCGGTTCAATCGGGAGGTTTACCGCCATGTCAGCGGCAGTTAAGGAAAGGAGAAATCTTATTGTTTATTTGATATGGTCTACGAGTTCCGCGTTTTCGATAAAGTCCTTGACGGACATTTCGTAGCGGTTTTCTTCGATAGACTCAATGTTAACGAAAGTTACAATGCGTCCCGTTTCTTTGTTGTCGTGGTCGCGATGCAACTTTTTAGTCAGCGCGTAAAGCGTGGGAGCGCCTTCGCAAACGTCGGTGAAGTGATAATCAACACCGCTTTCGTTCACCGTATATGTGTATGTCGTGGTCTGAACAGTTCTACGAATGTACTTCATTATCATTCACCTGCTTTTGCTACGGGGCGGCAACCAAGGAAGTTACGGCCTTTATAGTTCTGGGACGGCTTTGCAAAGCATTCGATTTCCATACCGTCGCTTGCGTCGAACGTGTCTACAATGTCAAGGAAAGACTGGGTGAACGACTGGGAGCCAGTGTGATACAAAACACCGTCTGCGATAATGACAAGCTTATCGTATTCCTTATCCTGACCGGGTTTCGGGTTGTCGTTCACAGTGTGAACCATTGCCCATGCGTCCGGGTAGGAAAGAACAAGCTTTCCGAATTCTTCGATAGCCTTTTCAAGGTTCTCACCGTTGCTGTAGTTCATTACGTTGTACTTGGCCATTTTGCTAAGGTCTGTAGATTTGATGATAGTGTTAGTAAGCATAGTTTTGTTTGTCCTTTCAAATAGTATTTGTTGTAATAGAGAATATGGAGAGAGTATGGAAACTGACAATGAAATTACGCAGAAAGGAGTTTTTTTGCCTTTCTTAAATATTCTTTTGTAATCGTCTGAAACTTCGTTGCAACTTGTGTTCTTCTTGATTACGTATATATCTTACCACATGTCGGAGGAAATGTCAATAGATTTTTCAAAGTTTTTTGAAAATATTTTTTGGGCCGTTTATCGTCGTGCTGTGACGTGGTAACGTGCTACACCGGGTTCCGTCCGCGGGTTTTCATCCGTGGTCACGCGTTCGCCGGGTTCCGTCCGCGG